ATTGCTGATGCCAGTCGTTAGGGCATCCAAGAAATTGCGGTTGTCGGAAACTGCTCCATCAATTACGCTGCCGCCGCGCATACCGGAGGCGTAACGCGCCAGTGCTCCAGGCATTTTGCTGGCGGGGATGACGTATTCGGGTTCGCCGCCTTCGCCGATAATTGCGCGGGTGGGACCGGTAACAAAACCGCCGTCGGCAAACGCATCGACTAGAGAGCCGAAACTAAAGCCTCTGCTGTCGGTGGCCCCAAAGCCTGAGGGAAGAAAAGCTGATACAACCTGCATAAGCAGTTGTTGGGCAAGTATCTGGGTGGCCATATCAATAAAGGCCTTACCGATATTTTCAAACATACGTCCAAAAGCCTCAGCTACTGTAGTTGTACCTGTAACTAGACCTGCTATAGAGTCGCTGAGAGCACGTGAAACTTCGTCAGCAATAAAGCCGTATTTTGCGTAAATCTGTTGTTGCCTTAGTAACTGCTGCTCTAGTTGATCGCGGATCTGCAGCTCAGCTGTAAGCTGATTTAACTGGTCTTGTTGTACGTTAAACTCTGCTCGTTTTGCGTTTAATTGATCTTCAGTAAGTAGACCTGGGGTCGCTTCGGCCCTGGTAATAGTTTTTTGTATTTCTGCCAAATTATCTTGTAGAGAAACTAATTCGTTAATACGACGCGTGTACTGATCAAGCATTTGCATGTCGCGTTCCAGCCGCTCTCCACCGAAGGGGAATGCAAGTTCGGTTTGCAAACGATCTATCTCTGTTTGTCCGGCTACGCGACGTTGTTTATTTTGAGATTCGAGTTGTGCGGTAGATATGTCTTGCTCTAAACGAGCACGCTCACGTTGAATAACAAGCTGTGATTTCAAAAAATCTTCTTCTAGTTTAAGGTTATTAAATCTATTATCAAAAGTAGCGTCGATTGTAGCTTGATTAGCCGCATAGTCTTTAGATACTTTTACAGATTCATACTCGTTTCTAATGATCCCTTCTTGGATTGCAAAACGCCGCTCCAAGAGTATAAGACTTTTCTCGTAACCAGCTACAGGGCCTTTGTACAGATCTATGCCCTGCTCCAAAATGCGGTACTCATCAAGCACCGTTTGAGCAAGTTGATTCTGTAGTTGTAGTGTTTGCTGATAAGCGCGAATCCGTTCTTCGTTAGCTTTCTCGGCAGCACGAGCTGCTTGGAGATCAATTTCTTTTATTTTTGCGGCCAACCGAAGATTCGCTTGGCGAATCATTAGCTGATTCTTTTCTGCATCGTAGGCTTTGCCAATCCAATAGTTATTAATTTCAAGCAGTCTATTTTTGTACTCTTGTAGTGCAACGGTTTTAGCTGCTTCGACGTAAATCTGTCCGTTCTTCTCTAGTGACATGCCAACAAGCGACAGCTTCTTGGCTTCTAGCGTTACCTGCGCCTGTAGCTCCTGCGTCTGCGCCTGTGCTTGTAACTCTGGGGTAGTGTCAACAGATACCCCAGGTCGCTGTACGATGGCTCGGGGTGCATACTGTTGATAAAGGTCTTGTACCTGCTGGCGCTTTTGCGCTTCATTAAACAGGTTTGATCCCTGCAGTATTTGCTGTTCCTGTTGCTGTAGAGAGCGTCTGTCAGCGGCCGAGAGGCCTTGGAGTATGTCTGTTTGTTGTGCAGCTTGGCGATTGACTGTGTTACCCACAGCCACAACGCTGGTTAGCCACGTAAGTATATCTGCTAAGGGGCCTGCAACAGCCGCTTGCGCCTGAAGAGAGAACTCTGCAAACGCTTTGTTTAATTTGTCGCTAGCTGCACCGGCAGCCTGTAAATCACGTAAACCACTTACACCTATTTTTTGAATAATTTCGTCTTGGATGACAGCAGCGGCTTCAGTTACACGGCCTGCTTCTATCAATCGTTCAATATACTGTTTTTGGCTGCGGCTAGCGATTAACCCGGCATCAGCAAGTTTTTGGAAATTAGAAATAGGATCCTGCAGACTTGCACCCATCTCCGTTACAGAGGTGGTGAACTGGTCCAAAAGCGCTCCAAGGGCACTGGTGGCGACCGAAAGCATCGGGTTGCCTGGGATGAAGCCGCCGGCGGCGCCGCCGAGGACTGCGCCAGGGCCTCCGCCAAACAGCATCGGGAAGGCGCCACCGATGAGGACGTTTTCCGTCATCTGACGGGCTCGCTGTTGCCTGGCACGTCCTTGTGCCACGCGCCTTATCCGGTCAGCGCGTAGGCTGGCAACATCCAGCGGTCTACCTAGCACGGAGTACATCGGCTCGTCTCCGAAGGGCATAGGCATGGGCATTGCCCCACCTCCGCCCCCGCCTCCGCCGCTACCGCCTGTGCCTCCCGCCGGGGGAAGCATTCGCCTACTTCGTGTAGCGACTTGCCTGCTACGTGCCTCCCTTAACTGCCTTAAGTAAAACTCGGCGTAGGTTTCTGACGCAGATTCAATGGCTCTAAAATTAGATGTTGTTTCACTTTGAATCCCCAACTGTTCGTTTGCTTCGTCAATAAGACGTCGAATAGCTCTTAAATACCTTTCATCTTCTGCACGTCCCAAGCGTGGCGCCCTTAAAGGTGTCAAACCTTCAAACATCGCTCGACTAACGGCTGTACCGCCTGTTGCGCCTGCTGGAGGTAGAAGTCCGCGTACACCCGTACTTTGCGAGGTAGAGGCACGTGAGAGTATGTTGCGCATGCCCTGGCCAGGCGTACCAGCCCATGTAGCATTAAAGCTCTTGACATATTTTGAGAACGCTTCTGCTATCGCTTTAAGTAAGGGATCAAAGTATTTACTTTCCTTGTACATTGTGCGGGATAAAGGTATTGCCTCTTGTAAAGAAGTTTGTTTAGACGCTAAAGCAGCGAGATCAGTAGTAATGGCGCTTTCGGGCAACTGTCGCAACATCCGCTGCGCCGTGCCTGGGCGTTTTGTAGCAAACGCCATGCGATCAACAAGCTCCTGAAAATTGGGAGTAGATCGTGACGCTTTAGAGAAAAATCCTGCAGACGTTCCGCGTACAGGTTTGAATTGCATCTGCATGTCGAGCAGACGGTTATACACAGCGTCAAAAGCTGCGTCGTCTACTGTATTTATGAGTCTTTGCGCTTCCTGCTCCAGGTCCGCTCGGCGAGCTTTAGGTGAAACTTTTCCTCCTAGTGCCTTAACAATTTCTTTCAGACCTTCAACGTTGTATCCTCCTTTAGGGAGACTTCCCCTACTGATACGCGATAGTAATGTTGTACGTTTTTCGGCTGTGGCCAAACCGCCTACGCTGGCGGCGCCCTCACGAAGAATATCGGCAAGTTGTCCTGAAAGCCCTTGTGTGCGGGCGGCACGTGCCCTACTCGCAATACTCTGCGGGGTTGTGCCACTCGAACGGTATTCAATGTCTATAACGTACTTTGTGCTGGTTAAAGTGTTTAGCTCTCTCTGCAAATGTTGAGCATTTACAATGGCCGATTTTATGGCTGTATCATTTACATTCAGTCTGTAGTCCCGTCGCCTGAATAGTCCTGATATACGAGTCATAGCGGCGTATACCCGACTGACGTTTATATCCAGCTGGATCTGCGGTATACGTTTTTGGGTTAGTTCGAGTACTTTTCCGTGAATAGTATTGACAGATTTCTCCAGCTTATCCAGCTGAGACTGGCCAGTAACCTGTACTTTTATACCGGCGACGTACTCGGCCATCTGGACGTAACTGCTCTGATTCACAGTCTACGCACCAAAAAGCCGCCGGAGTTAGCGGCGGCGTTTGGCTTTTTCAATTTCCTTCTGTTGGTCCTCGTTGAGGATCTGGAAGTAGGCGCTCCAGCCAAGGAGTTCTTCGGCGGTCATCGTGCTGCGGACTTGGCCGAGGCTTAGTCCCAGCTCTTTGGCGACGCCGAACTGGAGCATGAGCCAGTTGTCCTGGCGAAGCTCCTTGGCTAGTTCTTGGGGTCGATGGGCTCAGCGTCGTCGGTCAGGATTGCCAGCATCAGTGCTTGCAGGTCTCTGTCCTTGACTTCGTTCTTGAGGACGTCCAGCTCGCCGGGGCTGAACAGTTTGCTGCCGTTTTCGTCGAGGGCTTTGGCGAGCAGCAGCTGCAGTGCAAATGCGTTGGCGTCATCAGACTTGGCTTGCTTTTGGGCGCGTTCGCGCTCGGCCATCGTCAGAGGTGCCACCCACATCTCAAAAACGCTGCCGTCGGACAGTTCGACGGTCTTTTTGACGGGCTCCAGGTTGGCCGCTTTGCGTAGGCGGTCGATGGCGCGGATAGAAACAGGCATAAACCAGTTGAGGTCTCGGACTACTGTAGCTGACTAGACACAAAAAACCCCGGCGTAGGGGCCGGGGCTGCTGAACTGGCTACGGCAGTAGTGTATCAGGCGGTCTTGACCAGATCGAAGGTGGGGGTCGAGCTGGGGCGGAAGTTGACGGCCACGGCGATAGCGTCGTCGGGGTTCACCGTCAGGCTTGCCGAGGTAAGCACGATCGGCATTGCGATCGAGCGGCTCAGAGTGTCGCTGACAGTGCCACTGCTAAACACACGATCCACGTACAGCTTCACGTACGCGCCGGTTTGGTTGCGCTGGATGATGTCGTTGACCATCCGGTTGGCAAAGTTCTCGTCATCCGTGGTGAAATACACGGTGGTGGAGCCGGTGCCCTCAGCGAAGCCGGCTACATAGCTGCGGAAAGGCGCAAACTGTGCGGCGTCTTGGCCGATGGTGGTCACATCAATTTCGGTACGAGTGATTTCGAAGCTCCACTCGCGGACTTGGCCGACCACTTCGTAGTCGGCGTAGGCGACCTCGAAGTAGTTGTTGCCGGTTGCAGTGCCGTCATCGGTGAGGTCTACAGCAGAGCCGCCGTCAGTCTCGGAAACTTGCAGCGCCCCAGTAGAAGCGGTGTAGCTGATGACGTAGTAGGTGGTGCCAGCGGTAAGGCCGGCGGGGAGGGTGCCGCTGGGGGTGGCGCCAGCGCTGTTCTGGACGCTGAACTTAACTGGGTCGCTTACTTGGAGACCGTAGAAAGTTTCTACGGTGATGGTGTCGGTGGCGATGTCCACGCCGGATTCACCGAAAGTTGCGGTGGTGCCAGCGGGCTTGTAGTAGAAGGCACCGGAAGTGCCCGTGATGACGGTAGCGGTCATGGGTGACGTAGGTAACGGGAGCGGGCACTGCCCGGCTTAACACAGGTTAGCGCCCGCAGAAAGCCGTATCTATGAGAGTACGGCCGCAAAGTACGAGGTATCAATCCTTCCGACAAAGTGAGGTGCGTCTTCTACAGCAGAGAAGATCGGGCCGTTGATCTCTCCGGTTCGGAAGTAGACACCGCTTGCTGTTTTTGCGGTGTTGTTTAGTGTTGTCAGTACATCGACGGCGGCAGTCAGTAGTTCTTGGTTGCGGGCTGGGCCACGTCCTTTTTCCGTGAAGATGCGGATAATAATTGCACCACGCGCGTTGTCCACGCTGGTAGTGAGCGTGGGCTCGTTGGTAATGCCAAAAGTAACATTGACGCGGACGTACTCCGTGGTTGTGTTAGGCGGTACGGCAGTGATGTTGTCGAAGTAAACAGGCACTGCAGGCGTCATTGAGTTGAACGCCGTCAACAACGGGTTTTCAACAGCAGCGCGGATTGCTTGGTAGTTCATCAGCCGAAACCTCTCCCTGGAGCGTTACCGCCGCGTGGACCTTGGCGGAATCCAATCCTTACCCCATTACCCAAATCACGCTGCATGGCACCGCCGTTTGTGTAGGTCACGTACCAGTCGAGTGGTGCCGTGCTTACAGCGAAACCGTCACCGCTAGATATTTGGCCGCGCTTGGGACCTGTGCGGGTTCCAACCGCTGTGGGTGTTTTAATCGGCTCCAAGATGTTGCCGTTGCTGTCGTATTGTGTTCGGAACACGCCTTCCTCTAGATCCAGTGCCTGTGCTGC